TGTGTTCAAAGAAAGCACAGTGGTCAAGCCTGCGCCAAAAGATGACCGCATCAGCGAAAAGCAAAAGCAAGTCACTGAGACCGTTGTTGACTTGATCAATCGCCGTGTCGCCCAGTACCATCAGGCAGTCGAGCTTGGCCGTCTTTTTGGTGACTTGCCAGTGTCTGTCACACCTCACCTTGTGACCAACGAACACAACACAACTTTCACCCGCTGCTTTTATTACCTTAACGGAAAGCTCACAGCTCTGTCAGTTATCATGGCCGCGCTCGACACGCTTAAGCGCGAAGAGAAAAAACCCCGCTACACAGACGTAGTAGATGCCCCCGCAGACTGGCAGTTTTAACCTAACAGGGGGCTTCGGCCCCACCCATCAACGGGCAATGAAGCCCACATGTCAGGAGACAGCACAATGACACCTACTTCCCAAACCAGCGACCTAGAGTACGCTGATTACCTCGACACTCTGGCCGAAGACTTCGAAGCTGACGGCTACGAGCAGACCGCCGAAGACTTGGGTCACGCCGCTCTTCGGATCAAGTTTCTTGTCGCCGAACTCAAGGGCCGTGACGCCCTGATCAAAGCTTACCAAAAAGGACTAGCACAATGACACTACATTGGATTGAACTTGACCACACTGAAGAGTACACCGAAAGAGGCAGCGTTGCGTGGGTTCATTCGGATGGCATTTGTATGCCCTTTCCTTCTGAGGAAGCCTTTGAAGCAGCGCAGGACTGGTATAATTCCTCCAGCAATTCAAAGAAAGGCATGGTTGATTATTGCCTTGCCAGAGGGATTTCACTTGACGACCCGCTTGATGGCACAAGGCTGCTCGATTGCTGGGCCGACATTGCGATGGCTACTTATGCGTGGCATCAAGCGGACCCTAAAATGATCCCAGTAGTTCACCTACTTTCAAAGGAGGTCGTTAACCCATGACACCCACACAATTCAAAGAGGCTCGGCGGTCGCTGGGCCTCACGGTTCGTCAGTTAGCGCATGTCCTAAACACGTCAGAACGCACCGTCCGCAAATGGGAGTTTGACGGGGAGGGCGAGGGTGGTAGACCACCGAACCCCGTGGCCTGTCGCGTGTTATCTTGGCTCACAGATCACGGCTTCAGACCGCCCGAGTGGCCTCGCTCCTAACTAAGTGTTTAGAAAGGCACGTCGCTATCAAACGCCTCATCGACTTCACTCAATCTGCCGGTATCTCTGTCATAACGCAGGGTACCGGCGTTTCCCGTTTGGCCGGTGTGTCTGTTCTTGAGCACTACCAAGTTCCTGAGACCAGACGTCGGGTCATCGGCATCTACCTCTAAACCTATGCAGGCATCAGCCAACTGTGCGATCGCGTGAGAGCCCCTGAGCTGGCTTAGTTGGACCTTAGCCCCGCCCTCATGGCCTGCTTCGGACTGTGGCCGTCTCAGGTGGCTCACAACGAACAGGGCAATGTCTAGCTCCTGCACTAGGACCCTCAGATCGTTCATCACCTGATCGACCAAGCGGCGCTCGTCAGTGACCCCGCCCGTAGCTGCCGATATTAGGATGCTAATGTGGTCGAGGAAGATCACCTTGCAGCCCAGCCCCTTGTTCATGTAGCGGATGCGGTTGCTGATCACCTGAAGGTCAGAGCCACCGAAGTGGTCGAAGAAGTAAAGCTGTCTCTCGCTCACCAAGTCATCGAAGCTAGCCTCGATCTCTTCGCGGGCCGCGCAGTCAGGGTCCACGGTGATGTTCTTGTTCATGTGCAAGCCCACGAGGCCTTGCAGGCTGCGCTTGGTCGTTTCCTCAAGCATCATCATGCCGACAGGGCCAGCCTTGCCTGACATGTGGATTGCGTAGGCGAACTCTCGTACTAGCGTTGACTTACCTACACCGCTCCCCGCAGCTATCGTAATCAAAGACGACGTGCGGATGCCCATGAGCACTTCGTTGAGCTTAGTGTATGGGTACTCGATCTCGGCCTTGGCATCTGCCTGCCCGACGATATCTCGCAGATCACTAGCACTAACGATGCCATCAGGGCGGAAGTCATTTGCTTGGTGGATGCTGTTGATGATCTCGGCACTTTTGCCGCCAAGCATACACTCGTTTGGATCTTTGAAACCCTCGGGCATCGTGGCAATCTTGGTGCTGCCAATAGGCAGAGCTTCTGCACAATCTAGGGCCGCTGATTGCCCAGCCTCGTCAGCGTCAAACATCAGCACAATCTCATCAAAGTTCGACAGATAGTCGAGCGCCTTCATCAGTGATTTCTTAGCGGACTGTGAACCGCTGGGTATTGATACCGTGGCCCACTTGTGGCCTTGGATTTGCGACACGGTCATGGCGTCGATCTCGCCCTCGCAGACCACGATCTTCTTTCCCTTCGACCACAGGTGACTGCCAAACAAGGTCATTGCTTTGCCGTCGCCTACAACCGAAAACTGCTTGTCCTTGGTTCGTAGTTTCTGAGCGACTGGGCGACCGGCGCTATCTCGGTAAGTTGCGATTTGCACGGTCTTGCCTTGGTTGTTTAGGCCGACCTGATAGCCAAACTTGCGACACGTTTCCTCGGTTAATCCTCGAGCCCTGAGAGGCCGGTATTCGCCTTCGATCAGGGGTAGTAAAGCTTTGGTCTGAGATGCCACCACAGACACCCTCTCAGCGTCTCCTTGGACGTGCTCGGCGCACCCAAAGCAGTAGGTGTGGCCGTCTGTGAACAGGGCAGCGTTGTCGCGAGATCCGCAGGTATCGCAGGGTACGTGGGCGACAAACTCGCTAGTGCTCTCGTCGGTACTCATGGTCTGCCTCGAAGCACTTTAGGTTTACGCACTTTCAACGTCTTTGATTTAATGTTGGGCTTAATGCGCTGCTGTAGCTGCGACTTTCGAGTGTACCTATCGTATTGCTCTCGCAAGATGAGTTTCAAAGCCATATCTTGGTCTCCCAACCACACAAAGTAAAAGGGGCCACCAGTTTCCCAGCAGCCCCTTGCTCTCGCTTATTCTGGCATAAGACACTCGGCCAGCCAGTCGTCAGGTATCCATCGATGTGCATACTTAAACCCGTGCTTTTCGCAGTAGGCGGCGTATGTAGTCGGGGACCCTTTGTAGAGCTTTGCCCTCTGATTGCTGAAGACAAAGCGTAGATCGAGATCAGGCCATTGATCCTTGATCAGAAGATGTTTCTGTCGACCTTGGACGGGCCATAACCCTTTGGTTTCGATATATAGGAAGCCGCCGTCTTTCTTCGGCAACTTGAAATCTGGAGTGTACTTGGCACCCCGCTGTGGGACGATGTAAGACACCTTGTCGGTCTCAAACATCACCGGTAGTCCAGCCTTAGTAATCTGATCAGCGACCTTAGCTTCAAGGCCCGACCTATAACCATGCTTTATACCGACGCTCTCTCGGCTAGGCTTTCTTTGCTTGCCTGAGCCCCACTTAGAAGTCCGAAAGGTCATCGTCATATGGGACGTCATCACCGTCTACGTCGTCGTTGGTTTGCGCAGGCTTGCTACGACTAGGCTTCGAAGCGACAAAGCCACCCTCGACCGCGTCAAGTCCATCATCCTCATCATCATATTGACCATCACTTAGCTCGATGATTTGAACTTTGTTTAGGTTCAAGTTGATGCCTCGATTGATCTTCGACATCTCCCACTCACCAATAGTACCGACACACTTGAGCCTTGAGCCACTATAGATTTGAGGAGCATCAGCAAAGTGTATAGGAGTGGTTCTTGCATCGACGAACTTGGGCTCAAACTTAGTTTTCATGGTGAAGATTACGTCGCCAGTCTCTTCGTCCACCTTAAAAGGCATCTTTAGTTTGTCGGAGTTCTTTGGACCGAAGGCTTCTTCGCCAGCTTGGAGACACATAGCCATCAGGGGCTCCGCATCTTCGTGGCTCATGATAAGCCCAGTTTTAAATTTATCGTCTAGGTCGTCAGCTTGCGTCAAACGAGGGTAACGAGCGCGACCCTCGTTTGTACGGAAGTTTTTCTTAGTCGTCATGATCGTGGGTTCCTTTCGCAGACTTTGTTGTCTGTAGCTGTACCCACAATTCATGGTTGTGCTCTGCTCAACTAAAGCAGTAGCGACTTTCGAGGACTCCCTGTATGTCTAAGTCTCCTTTGGCAGGCAGTGCTGCTAAAGCTGCGTCGGGATTGCTGAGTTGTTCGCGGACCTCGGCCTCAAGTTTAGCGAAGACGCAGTCACCTGAGTAGATATCGACGAACACCTGTCTCACGACGTGATACATCGTGTCTGTGTCAGCCGCCTGTGTGGCAAAGCTGTCATGGATCATAAAGAAGTCATTGATGCCTTCGTCGAGCATGTCGAGCATAGCGCAGATCGTAAGCGCCATGTGCCCAGCATCCCAGCTATGTATGATGTTAGCCGAGGCGCTATTGGATGCCTTCCTGCTGTCAATCTGGTTGACGACGTCCTGCACCATCGTGATCTGTGACCGCTTGTTGATCTTGGCTTCCCTGTCCCACAAGAAAACCCTGACCCTCATACGCTTGGTCTTTTGGTACCTTTGGAACACGGGAAACCCAGACGGCGATGTCGAGCGCATAACCTTGTTCTCTTTGCTCAGGGCCTCCGACAGTGCGCGGATGTAGTCCATAGCCCCTGAGACTGAGGACAGCGTCTCTCTGATTGTCTCATAGTTAATGGTCGCTAAGTACCTCGCAGCATCCCGTTGCACATGGTCGTCGCCAAAAGGATGCTTAGATAACTCACCGTAAGCAACGGATCGCTCCAAGGGGACCATGAAATCTTCCATGAGCTGGTCGTACATACCGTTGGCATTCGAGCTATAGCCAAAGGTCATTGTGTTTCGCTTGCAGACCTTGCGAGTGATGCCAAAGTCCAACCACATAGCTGCAAGGTCGCCCAGTGTAGGCGTGTACCCGCGCTCGACCACGTTGCCGTCCTTGTCCGTCTTGAGCGCATAGGGCAGCGTCTTGTCGCTTTGTAGATCGCAGCGCACCCGAGCCTCGACAGCCTTGGCTACGACCCCATAGACGTCTTGGCAGGCATCGTCTGGGACCAAGTTGACCAGAAAGGCATCGTCCTCATTTAGCGTGGCGGCACTGTAGTGCTGTGTTCCTGAGTTGGTGCCATCGAGCGAGGGAGGCAGGTAGCAAACGTATCCAACGCCGTGGTCGCAGTATTCTTTGTAAGCCACGACTGCGGCCAAGAACTGAAACGGCTTATCGGCGCGGCTCCAGTAACCAAAGCTGGCTTTGAAATCCGACGCGCAAGCAATCAATTGATCGTGGTTGTCATCGACCCAAGCCTCGCGCTCTTCGAAGCTCTGCTTGCTGATCTTGTCGAAGTCACCGACGTTAGCTAAGTGAACCTTGATCCACTTCGGATCTGTGATTGCCTTGCCTCGGGCAAACTGGAACATTGCTTTGATATGGTCCGCTCGGTGGTAGTTGAACGTGGACAGCATATACATGCGCCCCCTAAAGTCAGTGTTCCACGGGGTGAAGAACTGATCGTAATCTTGCATATCACGCGCAGTCTTGAGATCACTTTGCATACAGTGCCGGTTTGCCACGACCTCACGTCGCTTAAGATGCCACTTGCGAAGGCCTGCCCTGTGCTGGGATTTCACCTTGTCACTGAGAAACTCGTAATCGTCAGGTAGCACAGGTCGCGCAGGTGCTTCGGCTGCGGGGAAGTTAGAGAACATCTTGGCCTCGTCCCAGCACCACTGGACGGCATCGACAACGGTTTCGTTGATCGCCAGAGGCGTGGCCTGTAGTGCATTGACAGCTCTCACGTAGGAAGGATCGCCAGCGGCCATGTCGGCCTCGACAGCGCGTTTCTGAGCGCCGGTAGCACCACGCACCAAGTTGATGTCACCGCCTGCACTAAGGTCCGTCAGGTAGCCACCATCGGTAAACGTCGTCCAAGGGATCGGCGGCACGACCATAGGCTGGTATACTGGGGCCATCCACCGAGCGTCCATGTCGTTGTCCTCCAAGAGCTGTCGAGCCTCGGGCGTCAGATCAATAAACCGCTTCACCTTAGTTGCCGACACATACTCGCTGGTCACCTCAAAGATGTCAGTGGCACGAAGGACGCAATTGATTACAAATGTACCTACGACGCCCCTGTCCTTTTTCTTGAGCTTGGTGTGCGAGGCCACCGCCGTGGTCGGCTTGTAGCCCTCTTTAGTGGCAATGTGTCTGATGGCCTTTTGGCGGTATCTCAGCGCCGAATGCGCCTTGGTAACCTGCGCCTCGACGCGTCGGGCCATAACCTTGTCATAGGCGAGGAAGCCTGCCCACCAAGCTTGGTGTTCTAAGGCCTTGCTGATGCGGAAACCAATGCTATCGACGCCTGACGTGAGTGAGCCCTGTGAGCCGACCGCGTCCATCATTGTAGACAGTCCNATGAANGCNANCGTCTCGGGGTTGTCGATCTCTTTGACAATCTTGACCCACAGAGGTGGAGCGCCTGCGCCTGAGCCAGCTTCCTTCAAGGCATCGCGGATCGCCTGAGCAACGTCAGCGACTGCGTTTTCAATTATGCGGTGGGGTTCGTTTGCTTTGCTGTACGCTGCGACGCCTGTAATGCTGCCGTCTTCGTCGTACTTCGCTCCTGCCTGTGATGCCTGCCTGCTGATGTATCTGTCGTGACCTTCGTCGGCCATCTGTTGTTCCCGTGCAATCTGCTGATCGAAGAGGGAGGCCGGTGGGCCAACTGGTGATTGAGCAGTGCCGAAACCGTTTTCACGCCGCCGCATCTCAGCAGGCGTATAATCCATGCCACCTCGATGCGCTGGCGCTACGATGTTCGCCTGATCCCAAGCCTCGACTTTCATCGAAGACCCTTGATGATTTGTGTCGCCGGTTCGTTGATAATCGTTGTGTACTTTGTCCATAATTACTTACTCCCAGTTGTGCTGCTGTTTTGACTAAACCTTCTACCCATAGCCGCGCCAACATCAGCCGCCGCGTCTCCCTTCACATGCACGTACCCTTCTGTGGTCTTGAGCGATTTGTGGCCCAAGAGACGTGCGATTAATATAGTGTTGATCTGTAGGTCGTTTGCCATCGTGGACGCCGCTGTGTGGCGCAGGCTGTGAAAGACAAAGCTCTTGTCGTTGGGCGCGACTGCCTGACGTGCCGCTGCCATGACACAATAGAACGGATGGTTCTCAAAGTGGCAGCTTGGCTCATTGCTAAGGGTTTCGAGAGCCTCAAGCACCGCGTCGTTGGCAGGCACCCGACGGTCATCACCGTTCTTGGTTTTCTCCAAGACCAGCCAAGCACCATTCTCGTCGTGCTCGATGTTGTCAGCGTCTAGGCTTCGTATTTCACCGAGGCGCATACCTGTGTTAATACCAATGACCACAAATTCTCGGACCCATTGGTATTGTTGTGCCAAGCTGCCCAGATACTCGAGCAGTTTGTCCAACTCACGATCACTCAGGAAACGACGCTTGTGTTGCTCATGTTTACTGATCTTGCGGAACTTAACCCGAGGTGCCTGCTGAATGAGACCCATTTCTTCTGCGTGTCTAAAGACCGACGAGAGACAGGCAACGTACCGATTCGTAGTTGCTGGGCTGCTCCCGTGGGGCTTTCGCGGCGTTGGTGTAGTCTCAAGGTGTGACATAAACTCATAGAGATGCTGAGCATCAAAAGAGTCAAGTCGTTGATTGCCATAACCCGAGAAGGCGCAGAACCTCTGCATTTTCGCGAGGGACCTCTTTTCGTGCGGGCCGTTGCCCCAGATAATACGTGAGTGCGTGGCAACGAAGTCAGCTATCGTAACAGTTGATTTACGTGCGATGTCGTTAGTCATCTTTGGAACTCCCATTCACTTTGTGAAGGCTAGTGTCCCAGATATACTAATGTTTTCAACAACTTCCGCTGCGTGCGTCTCCGCGAGGGAGTTACAGTCCCCTGCCACACCTTGCGGCCTGTCGCCCATCATTAGTATACTGGG